ATGATGGTAACAATGCACCACCAACCTCTGATAAAGTAGCTTTTATTGGTGATTTGTTTCTGTATGTCTCCATGCCATATCTTTCTACTGAGGTGGCAAAGTTACTAGGCAAAGATGATAAGCTACCCATGATCTCATCACTAAATCCAAATGATGCACCCTGCATTGCAAAATCTAATGCACTGCCCTCTACTCCATTTAAAAACCTAGCCAGTTCTACATGATCAGGATTTGCATTTTCAATACCCACACTAGCTATCTTTGTGTTTAAAGCTTCCTTAAGCCTTGCAACATCTTGTACTGTAGAGATGTTTGCTTTTTCTAATTTATCTAAATAATCTGCTGATAGGTTCATGAGGTTAAATCTTTTATTGAGTCATCTGCTCCCACACTGCCAAGCTCTTCTAAAACTCCATCTGTTCTGATTCTATATCTTTGACCACCTTTCTCATATTCAATGGAGCCATCTGCATTTGTTTTTTGATTAGTAGAGCCTTCAGGAAATTTAGGCTCAAACAAGAATAAGCTTTCATCAAACACTACAGGAGCCTGTTTTTCAAAGTTTGGATAAGCACCCTTTGATATTTGATCATTGTATTTTTGTATTTCGTGATTAACTCTTTGAACCTTTCTTTGTAATACCTTTCTTAAAACTTTTGCTACCAACAATGGGTTTTGTAAAGCTCCCGGCTCACCTCCCAAGGCACTTATAATTCTTTGAGCATCATACTCAGTCATAACACCCGGTCCAACTGTCTCAATCCTAAATCCACCAAGCAAAGACTGGAATTGACCATCAAGTATGGCTTGCTTTAATTCACCTTCAGTAAGATTATTTTCTCCCATGGTAGTTTTAAATAATCCCACAAATCTATCAGCCAATAATTTAAAACCAATCTCTCTATCTTTTTGTTCTTTTAAATATGTTTCAAGCTTATCAACAGACATTTTTTCATCAAACACTTTGTCTTGTAATTTGTAAAAGGCATTGGCATCAAGCACACCCTTAGAAAGCTCACCCTCTGTTGTTGGTCGCATATCTGTGCCTTTAAACTTTTCAAAAAAATCTTTTTCACTTAGAGTTTCACCCTCACCCTTGAAAATCATCTGTGTGCCAACAAGTATGGCTTGATAAACTTTGCCATCATTGTTTTTATAAATAGATAAAACCTTGCCTGATTGTGGTGACTTAGATTTACTTGCTAACCCAAACGCCAGTGCATCTCTTTCTCTTTTAGCCTTTCTTCTTTCTTCATCTATCTCATCTTGCAAAGACTTAAATGATTGAAAGCCTAAACCTATGCCTCTACCAAGAGAAGGAAACTTCTCACCTTGCTGTGCCAATAAACCTTTACCTAATTCAGATGCTAGGTCATAGCCTGTTAGTCTCCTTGGTTCAGGAGCAAGGACATCAAGCAATCCACTATATAAAGCATAGTTTTGTGTTACATCTTTAGGGTCAAGCATTGTACTCAAAATGCCACTGGCATCAGTAGTCTCCTGCTCATTCTCTACATCACCACCATTACTAAAACCCATGAGTGTTGGTATGCCTGTTCTATTCATTGCCATTTATGATAAAGAACCACTGGGGTCAAATGGAACTGATGTTGTTGGTGGCATTGCTGATGTTGTTGGAGCATTAGATGTTCTTCTAAAAACTGCATTGGGGTCATACATAGGCTGTGGATTAAAGAAAGAACCTAAGCCACCTAATGCTGATAAGCCAACACCTAATCCTGTTTGTAAAGGTGAGGGTGGTACACCAAAGGTAGTAGCAGTCTGACTAAAGCCTGCTGGCACACTTTGAACAAATGGCAACAATGATTGCATTTGCTGTAATGGTGCTTGCTGTTGTGCAAGTGCATTTCTTCTAGCCACATCTAATTGAGCTTGTTGCATACCCTGTGTTAAGCCACCAATACCTAATTGATTTTGTACATCAGATTGCCTTGCTTGTGCAAGCTGGGTGCCAAGATCAACCAACTGACCACCTAAGCCTATTTGTCCTCTTTGTCTTGCTTGAGCTAAAGAACCAAGTCCTGATGATAAGCCAGCCAAGGCACTTTGTTGTCTATTGAACTCATCCATGGCTCTAGCTTGTGCTTGTTGAAAGCCACCACTTCTAATCTGAGCTAAGGTTTCTGATAAACCTCTACCCAACATTCTTGCTCTATCTTCAGCACTAAGTCTTGCTCTTGAGCCAAATGCAGACTCACCACTAGCAACATCTCTTGCTCTAGCTAGGATGTCTTGCTTCTCACCAGCTTCCATCACATCTCTTGTGACTTGATCTACAACTGCTTGCTCAAATGGGTCTTGGAATTGTTGAATCATGCTTGGGTCAAACTGACCTCTGCCTACTTCTCTAAGCACATCCTCAGCCTCACCTAAGCCACCAAATAAGTTTTCTAAGCCACCTCTAAACCTTTGCCCTGCCTCTTGAATGAATGGCTCCTGCACACCCACAGACTCCCTAGCTCTATTGATTGCATCTATTTGGTCAGGTGATAATCCTGCAACTCTTTCAGGCACAACCACTGGTCTGCCCTGATCATCAAAGAAGGTTCTATCACTTGCTCTGAATACTTGTTGCAGAAAACCCGGTCTATAGCTTGAGGTACCCGGTATGCCTGCACCAAAGAATAATTCTCTTGTGGCTGGGTCTAGGGTTCTATCCTGTCTTACTACATCTGTTGCAATCGGACCGCCTGTTTGTAATCTTGCTATCCCATTCATGCTAGGTTCTCAAAATGACTCATGAGCTTATACATAATTCTTGTACCTGCCTCTCTATCACTGCCACCATTAGGACTCAATGTGACAATACCATTATTAGAACTCATGTCATAGGCGCCTGCATTTCTAACTGCCTTAGCTGTCATGACAAACTCACCATCACTTAACATTGCAGGTATGTCATCACTTGTACCAGTACCCGGTCCATCTATCTCTCCATTCTTTCTAGGAAAGTCAGCCATGTTGATAGGTGGCTCACCACCTTCTTGCATAGCTACAGCACCACCTTGAGCAAATGCCATGATGCCACCATTTCTTGCATTTCTTGGCATACCACCTGATAAAGCAGGCATCCCTTCTGCTGTAAGACCAAACTCTACTCTTGATGGCATCTCCTCACCAGTTCTCCTAGCAATCTCAGATGCTATGTTGTATCTACCTAATGCATCCATGGTTGTAAGTGGAGTCAAAGGCACACCTTTTTGTTTCTTCTGCTCTTCATATGCTAGTTTGCCTAAAAGTCCTGCAAGACCCGCTAATGCAAACTGACCACCTGTACTCATGCCACCTTGATTGATGATGTTGCCTTTGCTGTCAACCTGTGTTTGTTGTTGCCTTCTTATTTTTGATAATTCTGTATTTAGTGCTATAGGATTTTTAAGCAAATTGTCTATATCTGTTTTACTATAACCAGCATCTTCAAGCTCTTCTCTTCTTGTTCTGCCATCATCTCCAGTTACAGCCTTGAATATATCTTCAATTCTTCCAACAGCACTTTGCCCTGAGCCTGTAGCTGGGTCATAATTTGCACCCCTTCCTAATAAACTAGGTATGCCTGAAACTGCCCTAGATGCTAAATTTCCTATAGCAGATGCACCACTACTCAAAGCTTCTCCAACAACAGGTATTTTGCTTAGACCACCAACAATGGCAGAACCAGCGCTTCCTAATGCACCACCAATAGCAGAGCCTACACCGGGCAACACCATGGGCAACACAATAGGTGCCACCTTTTTAGTAATTTTCTTTCTAGCTCTATTTAATTTAGACAATGCTTTTTTTATGAAAAATTCTTGTAAGCCTGTTTGTGGGTTGATGGATGCTATGCCACCCAATTCACCTGTGGTATCAACAATTCTTGATCTTGGGTCAACACCCATTTCCATCATGGTTTCATCAAGAGCATCTGCTATTGGTGGATTAGCTTGTAATACTTCAGGTGGCACAACAACATCACCTTCTGCAAGGTGTCCAATCGTTGTATCTTCGTTTCTACCCATCATACCCAAAATGCCTTTTGTATCTAAATCAGATATTTTCATAGAAACAGGTGTCATCATTTTTCTTGTATCACCACCTGACTCTATGTTAGACATTGTTACATCTACATCTTTAGGAGCAACCTTTTGTATTTCCATGCGAAAACCATCTATATCTATGCCAGTTCCTAGCTCTTCTATAATTTTTTGTTGTGCCTCAACTGAAGGTACTGAGTTCATAGGGTTTGTTAAAATTGTTCTTACTTCTTGCTCAAAGCCTAAATCTACCAATGGCTGAAACACACTGGTGTCAACATCACTCATTGGCATTGGTTCATCTTGCATAACACTTAAGTCAGGCAATCTGCTTTGCATCATATCATTTGATTCAAGTGGCTGTATGTCTGCTAAAAGCATTTTATTTGTAGCCATGTTGCTATCAAGAGCCTGCATAACTCTTTGTGCATCTAAGTCTGTCATGACACCTGAACCAACTGTTTGATTTCTTAAGTCACCAACTAATCTTTTTAGTGTTTCATAAACACTTGGCAAAGCCTGTGTATTTAATTCACCACCCATCATTTGTAACATTCTTAAAGCATCTGAATCTGATAAAGAACCTTTGGGCAAGCTTAACATTGCCTCCATTCTAAGTTTTGTTGATTGTCCTTTTGGAGTAGAAATAAATGCTTGAGGCTGTGTCATAAGCCTCTCTACATCTTGATCAGACATTACACCTGAACCCATGGGATTTACTTGTTGTGTGAGATTTTGTATTCGTTCTTCTAATGTTGCCATATCTAACCTATTGTAACTGTTACAGAGCCTACTGCTCCTGTGCCACTAACACCACTTAGGTATGTCCTGTGGCTATATAAGTCTCGAAACTCTACCCCATCAAATGCTTGGTGTATCTCCCTTGTTAAGTTGAAGATAATATCACCTGCAACAAAATTAAGTTCACTTATTTCGGAATCAGTGAACTGGGGTGTTCGATTTGGGTCGAACCTCCCTAAGTTTATCTCTAAAACCCTAACCAATCTATTAAAGGTTTCTGTAGAGACTTCCTCCTCTGCCAGTGGTAACCTTGTTGGCAACAGCCTTGCCATTACCTTTTACCATCAGGTTGTATGTCCATTCTAGTATATCCTAATCTCCATTGCACACCTAATCTATTAGATGCATCTGCATCATCATCACTTTGCAGTCTCAATACAGCTTGTCTGCCTCTAGCTCTTACATGCAACTGATCTGTGTTATTAGAGACATCTTTAGTAAACCTTGTAACTAAAGACTCAGCAGGCTCATTTCTTGTTTTTAGAACTATGTTGATTTGTGGTGCGCCTGTTGCTGTGTTAGTGCCTGCAAACTTAATATCAGGTATGACTCTTCTAACAAATACAAAGTCATTACCATCTTGTAAATCAAAGTCAGCACTTTCTATGAATACATCATCCATGGGTGAGCCATCATTGTCTTGCCCACTCTCTTGATTAAATAAAGTGTTAGATGCTGTAGCTAAAGGTCTATCAAACACATCTTGATCTAGCCAAGAGGTTCTTATTAATTGTCCAATAGACCAACTATCCTCTAAATAGTTGTAAATAACATATCTTGATATTTCACCTGTGCTATCTTGTGTTGATGGATAGAACCACCATACTTCATTAAATTCTTTGTTAAGCAAACCAAAGACTTTAAATTTTTGGCTCATGTCTAGGTTGTCTAATACATAACTTAACACACTACAGCTAAGTCTTTTAACTGAACCATTGTAAAAATAAAAACCATCATCACTCATCCAGTAAACACCACTAGGTGAATTTATACAGCCATTAGGACTAATTAAACCAACACCTTGATTAATTAAGTTCACAGCAAAAGTAAGGGGCGGTCCAACAAAAGTAATGTTATACAAAGCAGAGTCAGTCCAAACCAAGGTTTCTTGTCTAGCTCTTATACCACCTATTATCTCACTGCCTGCTGATAATCTAACTGAACCTGCTGTATTGGTGGTCTTTGGCTCCCATTCTGTAGCACTCTCTTGATCAGAGAAAGCTATCAACATAGGGTCAATGGCACCTGTTCTAGCTGTGCCACCTGCATTAAGTGGGTCAGCACCTAAAACAAACACATGTCTATCTGTATCTGAAACTATGACTTGTAAGCCTTTTGTGGGTGATAAATTAGCACCTGATAATGCAGTAATGTTTATACCTCTAGTGGTAACACCATTAGACTCTTGCCAAATGTAAATAGCACCACCTCTATTGTTAAATAATAAATCTTCACCAAAATTATCTGCTGACCAAAGCCTAAGTTGATTAGTGTCTGACAGACTTGTGGTTGAACCAAAGGTTCCATCACCCCAAGCACCAACACCCCAACCAGTAGATTGCACAAAATTATCTAAACCAGTATTAATTTGATAGGCACCAACAACAGATGAGCCACCATTACCTGTATCAGATGAGTTGGCTGTTACAGTCACACCACTGGTATTTTTAGCCTCTATGGTGTAAGAGTTTGCATTAACAATGGTTGCTATTTGATATTCTTGATTAAGAACATTTGAGTTTATATTGCCACCTAAAGATGATGCACCTGAAAAAGTCACAAAATCATTTTGTACTGCTCCATGGCTAGTATCAGCCACAGTGATAGTAGCATCACCATTACTTGCAGAAAATGTTACATCACCTGCTGATGTGGTAAGTCTTATGGGTGTAACATCATTTATATTATCACCCTCTTTGATATATGCTTTTAAATTAGTACCTAAGAACAGGTACTTAGTGCCTTCTAGTGCTATCCAGCCAAAGAGTTTTCTACTGGTGCCTAAAAAAGTATTGGTGGTATTTTTTGCCCAGCCACCTATCTTTTCTACAAAGCCTTTACGAAATCTGACTAAAGAGCCATCAAACCAGCCACCAGCATTGGTGTAGCTTGTACCCTCTCGATCTATTCCTGCCTTAAATTGAAACTTTGCAAAGGGCATTTCATACTAGGCAATACGAATGATAGCTGTTGAGGCGGCTGCGGCTGGAAAGACTATAGTAAAGTCTCCTGCTGTTGATGTTTTGTCTCCACCAAAATCTATAGTAGCTACTGACTTATCACTGTTAGTATCGTTATAGATCATACATCCTCTAGCTGTCACTGTAGCTGTACTAAAAGTCAAATCAGCAAAATCAGTGAACCCTGTGGTTCCTGAGCTTGTTGGTGCTACTTTAGTAAGAGCAGAACCACCTGATGTGTAATTAGTACCACTTGCTTGACCAGTTGTTGTAAATGCAGTTGTGGTAGCTCCAAGTGTTGCTGAACTTGTGTAAAGTGCAAGCTTGAAAACATTACCATTGGTTGCAAAATTATGAGTAGCAGTCAACAGTTCCTTTTTGAAACTTGTGGTTAATGTTGATGATATTGCCATTTTATTTTAACTCCTTAAAAATCTTTGCTAAATCCTCATGTCCTTGGCTTACAAGTAAGTTATGAATAGTACATCTCTCACTATTAATAGCCTGTTTCATATAATAAAGTATTGTATTGTAAATTGCTAGTTTGTATGCTTCAGCTTGTTGCCTTACATGTGGAGCGGCGTTTTCTGATATGCCACAGATTCTATTGGTTAATTGCTCTGCCCACCACTCAGGGTCATGACCCTTGTTTACTTCAGTCTTTACTGTTATTAAACCAAGACTAGATTCTCCAACATCTTCAAGCATTTACCACTCCTTTGGTTCTACAGGACTTGTTTTGTCATCATGCCTGCCTATCAACATAGGTTCCACAGCTTTTTCATTGTAAGTTAGTTCACTATTTTTCCTAACAATAAGCTCATCATTCATCACCAATGGAAGCATGGGGTCATCCAGTCTATGATAGCCATATAGCTTTTCTTGTAATGGCACACAGGTATCAAGCAATGTAGATGTTTGTGCTATACCTACTTCTATGCCTGCAAACATACATTTAGCCAACCAAAACTCAACACAAGCTCTACCTGATTCTGCAAAGTGTAGGTTGCCTCTATAGGTAAAATCAACACCATAAATTCTTATTGCACCTACTTTATTCCATAGTGCAAAAGCTAAAGCATATGCAACAGTGTTGTTTAGGTATGAGCATTGCAAGTCTTGAACTATTTGCTTAATAGGATAGAGTTTTAAATTCTTACATCTTTTATCAAGCTCACAGGTATAGATAGGCTTATCACCAGTCTTAAGCATTTTAACCATGCCATGTGTTTGACCACCAGCATCATCACTATCTAAAAATCTTGATGGTGGGTCAAGCATAAAGGTTCTATCATGATATATCACAGAGCCTACAGCATTGATACCCCACACTTCATCAAAATGATCTCCATGTGATGCGGCTAAGTTATATTCAAACCAGCTTTTGCCCAAGCCTACAATAGCTACAGTTTTACCTGCAAGCTTTTTAATTGGCTTATCTTTTGTTTCTTGAATAGTCAACTTACATTAATTCTAAGAGAGTCATATCGCATTTCATCTCTTGTGTCTCTGCCTTCACCTAGATTTTTAAGTCTAGCTAGGCTCTCTTTAAATCTAATTTCGTATTGTGCTATGTCATCAGCAGGAAGTTTAAGATATATGGCACCCTCTATGAGAGTTCCATATAATAATGTTTCCTCTGCATTTGTTGAAAGCCATGTAGTTCCTGTGTCTCCTTGAGTGGTTAAAGATTCAGGTTTAGCAAGATAATGTAATTCTGCTGTGTAGTTTTGATCAGGCTTAGGTGCTACCTCAAAAGTATTATCATCAAATAGTGCATAATACCTTGGTCTACCTGTGGTGGTAGTTGATGGAGCAAACTCTTTGATGAAAGAATTGTGCTTAAAATCTAAATAATAGTAGTTGTTAGAATCAATTACAGCCAAGCTAAATGGTGCTAAAAAATCTGTAGGTGTAGTTAGAAACCTAGAGCTAGAAGTAAACAAACCATCCACATTTTTTCTTTGATTGGGTAGCTGTACACTTTTGAGTATTCTATCTTCTGCATTTTCGATAAATGTATTTAGATTGCTAACAAAAGTTGTTTCATCAGTTTCTAAAAAATTTTGAACTGTTGATTTTAGAGTTGCTAGTGTGAGGCTCATAAGTTAAGTATAACACTAACTTGTGTTAATTGTACCACCCATACCTGAATGATTGGTGCAGTAATAGTAAAGAGTGGGCGCTCCACTTGCAACCTCAATCTGTGTATATGCACCTGATGAGCCTGCTGTTCCATTGGTTGTTACACCAGTAGTGTATTCTGTGCCTCCACCATGTGTGCCATTAGATGTTGTTGAAAACCTTAATGGATGACTTGAATTAGAAGATGCTGACTGATCAAATCTATATGTTTGACCTTCAGTAAGATTTAAAGTTGGCGCTCTTGAACCATCAATGTAAAAGTAATTAGCACCCAAGTAGTTGCCTACAGTCACAGTATATGTTGTGTATGATGGAGAAGGTGTAGGTGAAGGTGTAGGCGATGGGGTTGGTGATGGTGTTGGAGTAGTGCCAGTAGCACCACTTATGGTAATAGTTCCTAAAGCAGATGTAATTTGTGTTGGTGTGGTAATAAGTGAACCAATAATACCTAAACCAACATTTGTTCTAACTATAAAATCTGTGGGTATAACTGAATTATCAGGTCTAGGCTCTCTAACTGCTTGTGGGTCAATGACATTAGTTCTTGGCTCAAGCTGTGGATGTTTAGGTTCATAGCACTCAGGACAGGTTTTTAAGCCATTCCATTCTTTCCTAAGCTCCTTGAGAAAATATCTAAACCCACATCTATCACATATAGCATATGGATTTTTGTTTGAGGCAAAAGCCATTATGAGTAGTTATATGTTGACACATCAGGAGTTATTCTCACTGATGCTCTATCCTCATCTTGTGACATAGCTCTTAAAAATTCTTCATCATAAATTTGTTTAAGAAAGCTTGTTCTATCAGGACTTTTTTTAATTGATAGGTAATAAGCCAAACCAGCGGCTAAACAAGGATAAAACCTAAATGGTATCTCTAATGTGTTTAAGTTTGCATCTGCATCATCCATTCTTGTCAATACATTCATATGCACTGTGTAGGTTGAGCTTTTATCAGGTGTTGGATAAACACTTATGGTTGGTGTAAGTTGTTTATCTATAAAGAATTGATTTGGTTTGCTTTCTGTACCTTTGTCAGGTATGGCTGAATATTCACTCCTAGAAAGCCTAGTCATCTGAATGTCTGAGTTGGAGCCATTAATGGTTTCTCTTACAAATGCATCTAATACATCTATAGGAGCAGTAGCATTGGTGCTATCTATGTTGTAAGTAGCTGTGCCATCTACCATAGCTACAGTTTTGGTTGCTATAGTCCACTGATTTAAACCTCTATTTGACCATTCAGCCAATAAAAGGTTTAAGCTTCTTCTAGCAGTTTTTAAGTCATATGCAGTTCTAAGCTCAAGTCCACATCTCTCAAATGCTTCCTCAATATACTCAACAACATCTAACTCAAAGTTTTTTGAACTTGATGTAGCCATAGCTTATTTTTTGAGTTTGCCACCTCTACCCATCTTCTTAAGCTTGCCACCTCTTCCCATTTTTTTAATTGATGACTTACCACCTCTAGCCATTTTTTTGACTCCTGATTTGCCACCCATTGCCATTTTTTTGACTCCTGATTTGCTCATGCCACCACCAGCCATTTTGACAACTCCACCTTTCATCATAGGAACAACAGCACCTTGTCTAGCTCTTCTCATATTAGAGCCACCAGCAATATTTTTTTTGATTCCTGATTTATTTTTTTTCATTTAGATACTCCATCTATTTAAAATATTATCATACTCCTCTTTTGTCCAATTACTATAATAACCCATGTCAGCTAAATTTTGTGAAGCTTTGTTTAATTCTTCTAATCTTTGCATAAACACCATGTTATAAACCTCATCATACATTGGCTCAAAGCTTACTTCTTCAACAACAGTTTTAACATCATGATCTTGATGAAAACCCATAAACCAATAATCCTGTTCATTAAAAAAAGTGTTTAGCATGTTTAATCTGCTATTAAACTCATCTTCACTAAGCTCTACATTAAAATCACAATAGATCAAAACTTTTTTGTTTTGACTAAAATTTTTTGTTTTAAGTATTAAATCAGACCAATCCTCCTGCTTAGATAAACAAACTTGCACCTGATTTTTGTTCCAAGTATTTTTAGCATATGGACATGTTGCATGACCATTCTTTTGTTTTGTTTCTAATATCTCACTAGACCAAGCTCTTATTTCAGATTTAAGTTGCTTTTGAGTTAGCATCACTTTTTTCTTTTTTTAGAAGCAAAGGTTTTAACATTAGTAGGCTTGCCACCAACACCTTGTTTCTTAGACCTCTTTCTTCGCACAGCAGATTTTATTTGTGCTTTAGTCATTCTATTAGCTGTGGCTTTTGGCACACATTTAGGGTATTTTCTTTTGGAGCCTTTAGCCTTGGGTCTACCACACTTTTTGAAACCACCACCTTTTTTTGGTGCGCCTATGTCAACCCAATCTTGTTTGAACCAACTTCTTAGTCCACCTGCCTTTGCCATTATGACATTCGCATTTTAGTTCTTTTTTTTCTTGATGGGTCAATGGCACCACAGCCTCTTGCTACAAAAGATTTTACAGCACCACCACTTTGCATGTAACCCATTTTGTTTCTTACTTTTTTTGGTAGATTGGGCAAACCTTTATTAGATGCTGGTATGGGTTTTAAATTATTACTATTTACTGAACCACCCTCAGCTTTTTTTGTGCCTTTGTATTTACCACCCATTTTTTTATATTCTCTAACCATATATGCATTTGCATACGCGCTTGGGTAAACATCAAATTTTGCTTTAGCCTTAGCTTTAGCCTTAGCATACAAAGATGGGTTTGCTACATTTTTTGGAATTGCCATAATTTTAACCTCTTGTTAATTTTACCTTGTTGTTTTATTTTTTACCATGTTGCCTTCTTATAGCATCTTTACCTTTCCTAAAGATACTTGCAACAAGCTTCTTACCCATTACCTTAGCTCTCTGTTCTGCTACTGTCAAAATTTGTATTTTTCTTGCAAAAGACTTATTGATCTTTTTTACTTTATTAACAGTCTTTCTTGCATCTTCAGGTGTAGCAAACTTAATGCTGACTGTATCTTTTGGATTTTCGTCAGTGTATAGCCTTCTACCTGAGCCTTTGGGTTTTTTGCCTGTGCCTACTTTTGGGTCAGGCTTTTTTCGTTTTGCCAACTAACATCTCCATCTTCTTCTAGCCTGTCTTAATCTTGAGTTAGGATTTTTAGCGGCTTTTGGAAACTTCTTCATTTGACCTTTACTTCTAGCACAAAATGACTTTCTTCTAGCCTTTTCTGATTTAGTAAGATTTTTCTTTTTTGTGACTGCTGTTTTTAACTTAGAGCCGGGGTTCTTTCTTCTATAAGCTCTGACACCAGCCTCAGTCATGCCAGCACCTTTTTTGGTTGGTCTAAAGTTTTTCTTGGTGCGTGGCACCATCTTTTGTTTTCTTTTTTTCTTTACAGCCATCTTAAATACATAGCCTTATTGCTAAGGCTATGATTTGATTAAATCTAAGAGGTAAAGATAG